GTTCATCTGGTTCTACTGGAAGTTCAGGAACATCAGGAACATCAGGTTCATCTGGTTCTACTGGAAGTTCAGGAACATCAGGAACATCAGGTTCATCTGGTTCTACTGGAAGTTCAGGAACATCTGGCTCATCTGGAACGAGTGGAACAGGATTCAACACGATAAATAACGCTGGTAATTTCCGTGTACTACTATCAGATGGTACAACAAATGCGGCAACCGCCTCGTCGAATCTAACCATCAATGGCACTGTTTTAGCGTTCACAGGTTCTGCCACAATATCAAGTTCTGCCAACTCACAACTTACTCTTATTGGTTCAGGTTCATCTAACCCAATCTTCAAGGTACAAGGTTCTCTTGGTGAATTGTTTGCGGTAACAGACGCAATGTCAGGTTCTCTTTTCTCCGTCAATGATATTTCAGGTCTTCCAATACTTGAAGTATTCTCGGATAACAGAATCTTGCTGGGTGATATACAAGCTCCATCACTTTACACAACAAAGAGAAACTCACTTTCCACTGGTATAACAACACTTTATAGTTTACCGACGGGTTCTTACAACAGTATTCATGTTGAGTATAACTGTGTGAGTGCTTCCAATGGAAGAGCCGGTATGTTTACTGCCTTTTGGATCGGTAGTACACTTCAGTTCAATGAGTTTACCACCGTTGATGTTGGAAGTACAACGAACTTGACTCTTTCAGGTAGTATATCAGGTGGAAACTTCAACTTACAAGCTTCGGCTTCAAGTGCATCATGGGTACTAAAAACAATTATTAGAGGTGTATAATGGCTTTTAGTTTTGGTAAAATGAATGACCCAGATGCAACCTTATTCATTCAGGTGTCTCAAATAACGGGTTCTACACAACGTGGTGCCATTGTTGACCTTGTAAAAGATTTGAAATCAAATAACTTGTGGTCAAAGATGAAAGCTGTTTATCCTATGGTTGGTGGAACTGCTGAAACTCACAAATGGAATCTAAAAGACCCACGAGATGTGGATGCTGCATTTAGATTGACATTTACTGGTGGGTGGACTCATAGTTCAACTGGTGCAAAGGGCAATGGTTCTAACGCTTGGGCCAATACTAATTTGAATGCACGTAACAACCTGACTAATGGTGATTTTTCAATTTCATGTTATGTGGTAACTGGTACTGTAAACGGATCTAATTATAGTGGTGAAATAAATTGCAATGCAAATCCATACAACCCAGCTGGTCTTATTGGATTGAGAGTGTTTAATAGATTGTTAGCGTCTGCTCAATTTAACGGTGGAGATGACAGAACAGAGAGTGCTGCCGCAAGTTCTACAACACTCGGATATGCGATTGGGAGTGAAACATCCAATTCTAACAGAAAATTCTACAAAAACAATTCTCTATTAGCTACAAACACTACAAATTCTACCACATTACTACAAGATGGAAATCTTTGGTTGTTATGGGGAGGAGGTGATTACGCTACTTCAGAATTGGCGTTGGTACATATTGGTTCTAGTTTGACCGACGCAGAAGCCAGTTCACTCTACACAATAGTCCAAAAATATCAAACAACATTAGGAAGACAAGTATGAAACTAACAGACATATCACAAGAGGAATGGTCAACCTACGTCGGTATTCTCACCGAAGAACAAAAGGATTCCATAGCCGGTCAACAATTTACTACCGATAGTTTCTTCAATCCTATTCAGGATAAGTGGGATAATTGGATTATCTCGGTAGAAGAAATGGCTTATTGTACAAATCCTTCCTTCTTATGGGTAAAAGACCTTGACCTTATTCCTTACGAACCAAAAGAATATCCATCACCATTCGGAATATAAAAACGGAGGTACACTAAATGCAAGAAAGAACATTCCTTATTATACCCGTCTCGGAATTGAGTAAAGTAGATTTTACACAAGTTCTAGAAACATCACCTCATACCGTTCGTAAATCAGTTGACGGAACAAAAACGTTCATCAAGTGGGAGGGTGAAACACCCCTTTTCATTGGTGATATAGTTGGTTCTGAAGGGCCGTACACGTATAGTGAGATATTAGATATATTGGGTACTCCAGAGTGGACAAACCCAAATCAATTTCCAATGATGGGATAAGATATGGCTTCGTCAATGGGTGCTGGAAAAGTAATTACGGATGGACTTGTTCTATTTTTAGATGCAGGTAATAACCGTTCATACTCCGGCACAGGAACAACGTGGACTGATTTGAGTTCTACTGCAATAACCGGTAGTTTGACAAACGGGCCAATATTTAGTTCTGCAAACGGTGGTAGTGTAGTTTTTGATGGAACAAATGATTATGTTGATATAACATCATCAACCCATTTAAATCAACCATTAACTATGGAAGCTTGGATAAACATAAACACTCAACATAATGGGATGATATTATCTAGAGGAACTGGTAATTATGAAATGTACACATTTACTGATGGTATAATTTACACATATTGGGGTGATGCCTATAATACAACAATAAATAATCCGTCAATAACAACCGGTTCTTGGAATCAATTTTGTTTTTCATTGTCTGGAACTACTGAAAATGTTTATAAAAATGGGGTGTTTATTGGTAGTAGAACTCTAAATACGTCACCCGTTTACACAAATACGGGAAATTTGAATTTAGGCAGGAGAAATTCAGGAACAACATACTTTAGTGGAAGTATTGGTTTTATAAAACTTTATAATAGAGTGTTATCCTCTGATGAAATTCTACAAAACTACGAATCAACTCGTGAACGATTCAACTTGAGGGGAATCGCTATAGACCCGGATGCTTCTCTATTCCTACGAACGGCCGGTATAACAGACACCACACAACAATCTGCAATAGACACTCTTGTATTGGAACTGAAAAATGCCGGTATATGGTCAAAGATGAAAGCTATTTACCCGTTCGTTGGTGGAACGGCATCAACACATAAATGGAATCTAAAAGACCCACGAGATGTAGATGCTGCATTTAGATTGACATTTACTGGTGGATGGACTCATAGTTCTAATGGCGCAGACCCAAATGGAACGAATGGTTATGCGAATACATTTTTATGGCACGCCGGTGCATTACAGCGAGATAGTGCGCACTTGAGCATATACATACGAGAAATCTCAACTCAAAATTCTCCTACAAGAATCCCGATTGGTACATTTGGTGCAAATGGAGGAAATGCCTTCTCATTTATTGCACCTGCTATGTCCGGCGGCCCAACCAGTGAAGGTCAAATGAATGGTACAAACTATAATCCAGCTGTTTATACGGATACAAAAAAACGTGGATACTATACTGTATCGAGAACATTATCTACGGAATACGAAATTTACGATACTGGCGCAAGCCGTCAAACAAAATTGAATAATAGTATCGCCTATACAGATAACTTGGCTAGGTCAATCTATATTGGTGCTTTGAATAATTTAGATGGGGTTGGTGGTGCATATTATTACACTGACAGTCAAATATCATTTGCTACAATCGGAGACGGACTCACCGATACAGATACCGCCAACCTCTACAACATCGTCCAAAAATATCAAACAACATTAGGAAGACAAGTATAATGTCTAACAACTCGGAGTATAATGAATGGTAACAGGAACACCAAGAATGGTGACGGATGGGTTGGTATTGTACTTTGATGCCGCAAATGTAAAGTCATATCCTGGTTCTGGTACGGTATGGACTGATTTGAGTTCTACTGCAATAACCGGTAGTTTGACAAACGGGCCAATATTTAGTTCTGCAAACGGTGGTTCTATTGTTTTCGATGGAACAAATGATTATGTGAATGTTACAAAAAATACAACTATACAATCGTCTACCAACTTTTCTATTACTGGATTTTTTAGAACAACTTCAACAACAGATTACAAGACAATTTATTCTGACACAACTGGTTCTGGTGCAACGGGTGCATATCGTGGATATGAAATACGTCTTTTTTCAAGTAAACTTGAGGCTGGTATGTATGGTAATGCAAATGGCTCCTACAATTATGTAAGTAGTTCTACAACTATTGCAACAAATACTTGGTATCACTTTGGAGTCGTTGGTAATTCATCTGGTAATTTGTCTATTTACATAAATGGTATTTTACAACAAAGTCAGACGGTTGCGAATAGTTTTGTTGCATCTGAAAATGATATATCAATTGGTAGGTATAATGTTAACTCAGGCGGTATCGGTGGATATTGGAGTGGGAATATTTCTACCATTTCAATCCATAACCGTGCCCTATCCTCCGATGAAGTCCTACAAAACTACGAATCAACTCGTGAAAGATTCAACTTGAGAGGAATTGCAATAGACCCCGATGTCTCTCTTTTCTTACGAACTGCTGGTATAACAGATACCACACAACAATCAGCAATAGACACTCTTGTATTAGAAATGAAAAATGCTGGTATATGGTCAAAGATGAAGGCGATATATCCCTTCATCGGCGGCACGGCATCGTCGCACAAGTGGAACTTGAAAGACCCGCGGGATGTTGATGCAGCATTTAGGTTGACGTTTACTGGTGGATGGACTCATAGTTCAACAGGTGCACTGCCAAACGGAACTAATGCTTATGCAGATACATTTATGATAGCAAATCCAACCATAAGTGAAACATCTAATCATCTATCGTACTACTCAAGAACTATTGGTTCCGGCACCAGTACGGTTAGACAAGATATTGGTGCAGCAGATAGTCCATCGTATAATTCTAATATACTATTAGCGATTAGGCAAAGTGGAGTTTATTATGCTATAAGTTTTACTGCTGCAAATGCTTCTATGATTTCAAACACCAACGCCGATTCACACGGGTTTTACAGCAACTCCAGAACTAGCTCAACTTCTCACAAGGCATACAAAAACGGTGCTCAAATCGGTTCTACAAATACGACCGTTACCAGTGGTTATAGTTCTATGACATCTGCACGAATTTATATTGGCGCAACAAGTGTATCTGGTACAGGTATCAACCAGTATAGTGATCGTGAATGTGCATTTGCAACTATCGGCGACGGACTCACAGACTCAGAAGTATCAACACTCTACACAGTAGTCCAAAAATATCAAACAACATTAGGAAGACAAGTATAACATAATTCCGTCGGTATCTCATATTTATATCTATACACAAAACTACACCACTAATCTTGGATAGGGAAAAGATATAGTATGGAAAGAATAGGGTACATATACAAGATAACAAGTCCTACCGGTAAAATATACATCGGTAAAACAATGAGACCAAATGATAGAATTTCAAACTATCGTAATAATTGTAATATAGACCGTCAAAGAATACTCTATAACAGTATTCAGAAACATGGTTGGGGAAATCACATCTTTGAAATAATAGATTCAGCCCCTGAATCAGAGTTATCACTTCTTGAAATCAATACTATACAGAAATTCAATTCGTTTCATGGAAATAATCCAAACGGGATGAATTTGACTTTAGGTGGAGATGGTGCAACTGGTAGAAAAGACACAAGGGAATCAATAAGAAAACGTGTAGAAAAAATTATAGGAAGAAAACACCGAGAAGAATCAAAAAGATTGATGAGTATTGCCAAAAAAGGCAAACCTGCCCATAATAAAGGAATATCGTGTTCTGAAAGTGCAAAAAGAAAAATAAGTCTTGCAAATAGTAACCGCGAGAAAACAGAACACGAGAAACTTCTTATGAGAGAAACTCGTGTAAAAAGGTTGATAGATGAACATGGTGCAATTCTACAAATAGAACCAAAAACAAACTCTATTTTGAAGGAATGGACAATTCTTCCAAAAGAAATAGCAACTGAACTTGGGATATACGAAATTTGGAGAGCCCTAAAGACACCGAACAAAAAGGCTGGCGGGTATCTGTGGAGATATAAAAAATGAATCAGTTTGTCATCAAGAATGGGTTTTTCTCACAAGGAAACTCAAACGTCACCGGTTCATTTACCGTAACAAGCGGAAGCTCGGTAGAACTCCAAGTTTCTAACACAGGAGTTACCCTCGGTAATATATCAACCGACGTACATCGTGCAACTGGTTCACTTCTTGTAACTGGTTCAATGACGGTAACTGGAACAGAAATTGTAACTGGAGACCTTACCGTTCAAGGTAATCTAATAGCACAAACTTTTATCGTTTCATCTTCGGTGTCTTACTTTACACAAAGTTTTTCATCGGGTTCAACGAGATTTGGCGATACTATAACTGACACACATCAATTTACAGGTTCGGTATCTGTAACTGGTTCTCTTCAAATTCCAAGAGCTGCAACTGCACCGTCTCCAATTCTTGGTGCAATATATTACAACACAGGTGATAACAACCTTTATCGTTCTGACGGAGCAACATGGGTTGCCGGAGCTGGTTCATCGGGAACATCAGGACAATCGGGCTCTTCAGGGACATCAGGTTCATCTGGAGCTGCTGGTGCTTCTGGTTCATCAGGAACATCAGGACAATCAGGCTCTTCAGGGACTTCAGGTTCATCTGGAGCTGCTGGTTCATCAGGAACATCAGGACAATCAGGCTCTTCAGGGACTTCAGGTTCATCTGGAGCTGCTGGTTCATCAGGAACATCTGGTTCAACTGGTTCGTCTGGCTCAACCGGTTCATCGGGAACATCTGGATCAACTGGTTCATCTGGCTCAACCGGTTCATCGGGAACATCTGGTTCAACTGGTTCATCGGGTTCATCAGGATCCTCTGGTACAAGAGGAACATCTGGTTCTTCTGGAACATCGGGTTCAACTGGTTCATCTGGCTCAACCGGTTCATCGGGAACATCTGGATCAACTGGTTCATCTGGCTCAACCGGTTCATCGGGAACATCTGGTTCAACTGGTTCATCTGGCTCAACCGGTTCATCGGGAACATCTGGTTCAACTGGTTCATCTGGCTCAACCGGTTCATCTGGTTCAACTGGAAGTTCGGGTTCAACAGGTTCATCTGGTTCAACTGGTTCATCGGGTTCATCAGGATCCTCTGGTACAAGAGGAACATCTGGTTCTTCTGGAACATCGGGTTCAACTGGTTCATCTGGCTCAACCGGTTCATCTGGTTCAACTGGAAGTTCGGGTTCAACAGGTTCATCTGGTTCAACTGGCTCATCAGGAAGTTCAGGTCAAACAGGTGGAGCTGGTTCATCAGGAACATCAGGTTCAACTGGCTCATCAGGAAGTTCAGGTCAAACAGGTGGAGCTGGTTCATCAGGAACATCAGGGACAGGATTCAACACAATAAATAGTGCAAGTGGTAGTCGTTTAATAATAAGTGACGGTACAAATAATGCGGCAACTGCATCTGCAAATTTAACATTTGCCGGTAATATCCTTACAGTTTCATCTAGCACTGCAACTGCAAATGCATCCGTAAGAAATCTAAATATCATAAATAACACCACCGGAACTGCAACACAAAGTCTCGGTGTTGGTATTGAATTTGAATCAGAAACAAGTACAACAGAAAACACAACGGTTGGTTTCCTTGATTATGTATGGACAACACATACAAATGGAAGTGAATGGGGACAAACTGAAATAGTGCTGAAAGATACAGGAACTTCTGTTCGTTCTCATATGTTTGCTCCAGGTGTCATCGGTGGATTCAACGGTGGACTTATAGCCGCAACACCACAACTTGGTGATTTTACAGGTGCTTATCCAGAATATAGAGTATATGCATCGGGTAGTACAACAAATGGAAATCAAACATCACTTCAATTCAATGTTTGGAATAATCCAACTGGACTTGATGTTCCAAATGATACAACTTGGATGTTTACTTCGTATATTGTTGCAAGAAGACAAGATGCTGATAATGAAAGCGCCGCCTATTGGTTACAAGGTGCTATTGATAATAATGCAGGGAGCGTTGCTCTTGTAGGCGCAGTCAATCAAACCGCCATAGAAGATACAGTTGCTTGGAACGCAACAGCAGTTGCTCTTGGTAGTAGATTAGTCTTACGAGTAACAGGTGAAGCTGCAAAAACAATTTATTGGAATGCGGTAACCCATATCGTTCAAGTTAGTGGATAAGGAGTAACATAATGTCAAATTGGTCAAGAGACTCATATGGTGTAAGAAATCTTTCAGAAGTAAGTGCGAGTGCTGCAATTAGTGCTGGTACACTCACATTAGATTTGAGTGCCGCGGGTGTTTTTTATGTAAATCTAAATTCAAGTATAACTACATTTAGTTTTACAAATGTTCAATCAATTGGTTCATCCGCTTGTACACTTATATTCACCGCCGATGGAACACCGAGAACAGTAACATGGGGTGCTTCAATTCTTTGGCCATCTGCAACTGCACCGACTCTAACATCTGTGGTAAATAAACAAGACATATTTTCTTTTATTACCCTAAATGGTGGTTCTTTTTGGTATGGTTTTGTTGGAGGACAGGCTTTGTAAGATATGCCATTTGTAAAAAACATATCGTTAAAAAGAAGGAAAACTGTAGCTGGCGGAGGAGGTGGTGGTGGTTCTACACCTATTACTTTTTCAATAGTTGGAACCGCAACGGGTTCCGCTGGATACTTTACAAGTTCTAATAACACAATTTATACCGGTGCAACATCATACTATCCAATATACATAACTTTATCAACTGCATCACTTGTTGGTGGAACACCACCATATATTTGTAAATGGACTGCATCAACGGGGTGGTGGCCACCGGGATATACTGCAGGAACTAATACTGGTTCAATTACAGTAGAAACGTATTCATATGAAAGTGAAAGATGGACAGCAACAATAACCGATTCATCCACACCACCAAATGTTGTATCTGCTTCAATTGATTCGATTGTTTATGGTATAGATTTTGAAATGGTTGTTGGTAATTTTGAAGGAAAAATTGGAAACGATAATCAAACATTTGACCCACTTATTGTTCATGGTGGACCGGATGCACCACTTGCAACAATAAATGCGGGTATAAAATATGCAGTTCCAGATAACACATACATATATGTTGCATCGGGAACTTATGCAGAAAATCCCGTTATAAATAAAAAAATCTATCAAATACAAAGTGTTGATGGTGAAACAAGTGCTTCACTTGGAAATGGTAATTATTTTATTTATGCAACAAAAGAATTCGGAACATCCAGTCTACGTCAACTAAATACTCTATCGGGTTTTTCTTCATCTGTTTTCAATACAATTGGTGTTTCTCCAAGTGGTAGTATTCAATCCGCAATATTAGATATAGAACCATCTGGTACAGTACAAATATTAGAAGGAGTTCACGAAATAAACACTCCAATTTCAATGTCAATTACAAATAAAACGATTAGGCTAAATGGTGTTCATGTGCCAACAGGTAGTTCTGATTCTTATTTTTATTCTCCAAGTTCTATAATTCGGTCATCAAATTTGACCGGTTCTCTATTCATTGCACCTGGTGGTGTTACTGGTGGTTCCGCAACAACTATGTCTAATCTTGCACTAGAAATACCAACAGGATGGACTAGCTCATATATTACAATTGCCAATGGTTCATCACGAAATGTTCATTTGGAAATGGTTAGATTTAGAATAATTTCATCTTCTGTTGCAAATGAAGTCATGACTTTACATGGTAATGCTTTTACATACGCAACCCCTATTAGTGAAGGACTACCGCCTCGGGAAAGAAACTATTATAGTAAATTAATATTTGATGCAACAGAATCTCCAGACGGATACGGATCTGGATACGTTCGTCCAGGACCATATTCACCGTATCCTCGGCCGGATTCCGGTAAAATGTTCAAAACTGGAATTGAAGGAATTTCCAATGTTAATACAATATTAGGATCTGTCACCAGTGGTGTTGCAGACCTTAATGAATCGAGTACATTTAGTGGTGGCGCGTTTACAACTCAACGCCCAACACTTGACATTTCATCATCTAGATTTAACGGAATTCCACATCTCAAATGGAATGGCACCGGTGCATATCTTGAAACGTCTCAAACTCCTGAACTAAGTTCCGAGACTGGTTCTTTGTATATGAATATTGTTTTTGGAACATCAGTAAATCAATCAAATGACAGATGTTTAGTAAAATACGGAGATCATTTAAATGGATACTCGATTCATCAGATACAAAATGGTCCTTCACTTTCCGTAAGTTTTTATGCTACCGGTTCAGATGGTACACAAAGTCATGTTTTTATGTATGTGAGTGGAAGTATAACCACCTTTACTGACTATATGGTTGAAATGTTTTTTGATTCAAACAGCACAAATAAAAGAGTCGGAATGGCAATCTACACTACGAGTAGTTTATTAACTTCTTCGTATTTTAATTCAACACAATTCCCATCGACTAGATGGGGTAATATTAGTAATCTTGGTACAATTGCTGCTCGATCTTTTGGTGCACGCACGGGTGGAATTAGATACTATACTGGAACATTTACCACCACTATTACTACAACTACGAGTAGATCACAACAATGTAATTTTCTATTGGCATCTAGTGTATTGTTAGTAGAATCTGGTTCACATAGTAACAAAATTGCATCGAATATTTATAATTGGGCAAGATGGAAATATTTTCCAACATCGTCTATAGTAACTCGTAGTATATCGTCCGATTTATCATAAGGGATTCATTATGAAATACATAAAAGTTCAAGAAAATGAAGTTGTTGGTTTCCCACAGGATTTACCAATAAACTTTGAAAATATTTCTAATTTTTACTTATTACCACCTGATATTTTACGATCATATGGATGGTATCCATTTGAACAAGAATATCTTAATCTATCTGAAAACGAAAAATTAGTTCGATGGGATATTGATATTCAGTCTGAAAAAGTAGTAAAAAAATGTATAAAACGTGAGTTAACTTCTGAAGAAGTAAACCACAGAAATACATCTATAACAGAAAAAAAATGGCAAGATGTACGAGAAAGAAGAAATTTACTTTTGTTGGAATCAGATTGGACTCAGCTAAATGATGCACAAATTGGAAATAAAAGTGAATGGACTTACTATCGTCAAGAATTGAGAGACATAACAAATAATCTAAATGTAGATGCATTAGTTTGGCCTGTAAAACCACTTGTTATAAAACCAATACCTTCTTTTATTGAGACACCGCCTGTAAATAATACCGTGATTGAAGAAGAACAAACGATGGACGAATCAGAAATGAACGAATCTAATACATCTTATGATGAATCGTTACCATGATGATATTTATTAGATATACATAACAGGTGAATAATGAATAAACTCGTAGAACAAATAATCAAAGAGCTAAAACTCCAAATCTTTAATGAAGAGGATTCGAATAAAGGAAAAATTGTAGCTGTATATCCTGGTCGTTTTCAACCGATGGGTATTCATCACAGAGATGCTTATATGTGGTTGAAAAAACAGTTTGGTGATAAGAATACTTATGTTATTACTTCTGATAAAGTAGATGGACAAAAATCTCCATTCAACTTTGAAGAAAAGAAACGAATAATGGTAAAACACGGAATACCATCAAGTCAAATTGTAAAAATAGTCAGTCCTTATAATCCACAAGAATTCTTTGAAAAAACAGGACTAGATCCAAAAACTACTTCAATAGTTTACATGATTGGTGAAAAAGATAAAGGTAGACTAAAAGGTTTCAAACGTCTTATGGCGTACAACAGAACAACTTTCATCCCTGCAAAAGATCTCGTAGACCCTTACACATATTATGTTTATGCACCACACGTTTCATACAACATACCTTCATTCGGTGAAATGTCAGGAACAAATATTCGTAAGGCACTCGGAGATAACGATGCAAAGTTGGCTGAATTGAGATACCGTTTCAAACAAATCTTTGGTTGGTTTGATGCTGGCATTTTCAACTTGGTAATAAGTAAGTTGAATACAAAACGCAGTAAGATAAAAGAAGATCTAAACGACTGGTTCCGTGTATTATCAAACATGACGCAGGAACAAGGTCAACTATTTTTTGATATTCTCAAAAAAGAATACGGAGATACAAAAGACCTACTTCCAATAATACAAAAGTTTGTAAAAACAGGAAAACTTACCGACCAAGAAAAGGCAATCTTTCAGAAACAAATGAAAGATACATTCAAACTTATGGGTCTTGGGGCTATTGCGGCAATACCAATACCGGGAACAATGTTATTGATTCCCGTTATAGTTCAACTTGCTAAGAAGTTCAAAATCAATCTTCTTCCAGAATCTGATGAACCTGCGGGAGAACGTCTCTCCGTAGTTCGTAGAGAATTTTGGAATGAAGTATTTACAGAAGTTGCTAAGGAAGATAAACCACTTCTAAAAGAAGGTGGTGCAGCAGGACACATGACACATCCATTTGAAGACTTCGGTCTTACATTTGGTGACATGAAAGAAATGTTCCGACTTGGATTATCGGGTGAAATAACAACAACAGGAAAACCAACAGAAAAATTAGACGGTCAAAATCTTTTTGCTTCATTTAGAAAAGGTAAACTATATGCTGCCAGAAATAAAGGTGACATCAAGAATGGTGGAATGGATTATGAAAGTATCAAGACGAAGTTTGGTGGTCGTGGTGCTATTGAAGAGGCATTTACATTTGCGTTCTCTGATTTGGAAAAGTCAATTCAAAAGCTAACTCTAAACCAACAAAAGAAGATTTTTCAAGATGGTAAAGCTTGGATGAATCTTGAAATTATGTACCCGAAAAGTGCAAATGTAATCAACTACGACGGTGCTTATATTGTTTTTCACGGAGTTTCTTTGTATAATGATAAAGGTGAAAAGATAGAAGATTATCCTGACTATGCAAGAGTTTTAGCCGGAATGATAGAACAAGTAAATGCACATTCACAAGAAACATTTAGCATTACCAAACCAAAATCAATCGTGGTTGGTAAAACTAAAAAGTTCAATCAACGACTGAATTACTTTGTAACGCAACTAACAACTCTTCAGAATAAGATGAATTGTTTAGATACTGACACTATTGGTGTATGGCATCAACGTTGGTGGGAAAAGTATATCAAAAAGAACACAAAAGAAGCTGGTCTGACGATAGATGAGAAGACAATGGAAGGACTTGTAAAAAGATGGGCATTTTATGATAAGTCGTTTGCCCTAAACAGTACAAATATATCTGACGGCAATCTTTTGACTTGGGCAAAGAATACGGATAAACTGAAAGTCCAAGAACAAATGCAAAAGAATGTTCAACCGTTTGAATTACTCGTGTTAGAGTTTGGTGCAGAAGTTCTAAAGAATGTTCAGAGTGTAATGGCAATAGATCCAAAGAAAACTACAAGTCAAATGAAGTTGGATGTCAAGAATGCAATACAAACTCTCTCATCTTCTAAAAAGTTGGAAGATATAAACGTTCTCAAAAAACAATTGAAGAGAATTGATGCTGCCGGTGGTATGGACTCAATAGTTCCATTGGAAGGAATTGTGTTTACATTCAACGGTAAGACATATAAACTAACGGGTGCATTTGCTCCGATAAACCAATTATTGGGTTATTTCAAATTCAAGACATAATTATAGTAAATAGTTTCATTTATTCGATGGTGGTATATGGTAAAGATTGACAGTGTAAACGATGTCAAACAACTTCTAAAAGGAGAACACACTTCTCAAACTTCCGTTCAAACGGGATATACGGGAGAACCAGAAGAAAAGATAACAAGGAGTGTTGGTGATAGATGGAAGGATGAAGATGGTAATGAGTGGGAACAGAAAGAAGGGTATAAAATAAAGTTAGGAAAGGATTGGCAACAAGACCTTCACGGTTATCTCAATACGTTTCAGAATTGCCCGAAAGAAGTTTGTACGTGTAATATGCCAAAGAATGTTGATAACAAAATGAAGGCGTTACACGGTATGTGCCTTGACTGTGTTACAGAAATGGAACATAAGATAAGGATAGAAGGAAGATGGGATGAATATGAAAGAGAAAAAATGAAACTAAATGCAATGGCATGGTTGGCAGAAGCTGAAAAGGATAAAAATGTAATTGCAGAAGAACTTTCAAGAACAGAATTTGTAAATTCATTTGGTGACGTTGAAAAATGGGACACCGGTAAAACAAAAGAGGAACTCTTACAGAAGATTGAAGATGAGTTTCAAAAGTTTCGTGAAGATTTTATTCAGAAATTGGAGAACTATGGTGATTGAACAACTAAAGTCAGGATTGGCTTCAATGATTTCAGATGTTGACGGATCGGTCTCATCAAAACGAGTTGTTACATTCTTATGTGTACTTGCCATGTTAGTTACATGGGGTGCAAATCTTTTTTGGGGATTTCAAATCACAGAGTTTATCTTTGAAGGTTTGATGTATATTATCATTGTTGGTCTCGGTGTTGCAACCGCAGAGAAGTTTTCACGTAAGGGACAATAACTATGTCAAAATCTATTGT